GCTAGCCCAGAGAAAACTGAAGCAAATAAACGAGGAGGCTGTACTTGGCATAGTGAAAGTAAATATAATATAAAAGGTACTATATTTCAAGTCTATGTAAACTCAGACGATGAATATGTAATTCCAAGTAGTACTTCTTTTACAACATGGGCAGGAAGTGGTACAGCAAACGCTTATTATAAAACTACAACTACACTTGGAGTAAGTAGTGGACTCAGAAGATTTAATGCCCAAGGAGGAATAGATAGTTCAGCAGATGGTAGCACTGTAAATAATTATTGGCAGGCTGTAAGAGCAACAAGCACAACACCTTCAGACAATAGTGGAGATTGGACAAGAGTAAGAGTATTTGGCAACTATAATGGTAGTACAACATATTACGCTTACACTGACGACAGACATAATGACTATGCAAAACCTACTTCAGGTACAGAGTTTTTATGGCAAGCTAAGGTGACTCACTCTGGAAGTGCTCAAGGTTTTGGAAACTTCTGGAGACGAGGAGATCTTTGTGGTAAAAGACTTTCATCTTGTCAGTGTCGATTTGGATTTAATCCAAAAAGCCCATCAAGTTCAAGTAGTACAGGTAAAGCTACAAAAGATACTAAATTTGTTTTACCTTTTGGAGGCTTTCCCGGTGCAAGAAAATTTAAGTAGACTACTTCCAGAAATTTATGATCATATGGCAAAAGAAGCACCAAGAGAAGGGTGTGGGTTGATTATTAACGAAAATGACCCTACTTTCATTCCTTTGGAAAATATAAGTGAAGAAAAAGATCACTTTACAATTAACCCAAAAGAATTCGTTAAGTATTCGATTATTTCAAAAATATTATATGTAGTCCATAGTCACTATATGCAAGATTGTCGCCCAAGTGAGCATGACAAGAATAATTGTAAGGCATTAGGTATTCCATATCTAATTGTATCTTACCCAGATAAAAAGGAATTTATTTATGACCCAAGTTAAATTATTAGGAGAATTAGGAGAAAAGTTTGGCACCGATTGGCAGTGTGCAGGCAAGTCTATGCGTGATATTTTAAAACTCATAGACTGTCAGACCCCTGGTTTTAGGGAGTATCTAGCAGAGTGTCACAGTAAAAATATTGGATTTACTTTTCAAAATGGGGAAGATTTTATTGAAGAAGAAATGGAAATGTGGTTACCTAGTTTAAAGGATACTGTAATTATATCTCCAGTTCCAGCAGGTTCAGGCAAAGGACTGGGAAAAATACTTGCAGCAATTATTGCAATTATAGTAATTGTATCAACAGGTGGAACAGCTGCAGCAGCTTCTGCAGCAGGAGGGGCAGGTACTACTACCGCTGTTGCAACTTCATCTGCAGGAGTAACAACAGCCACAACTACAGCATCTGGTGCTATGGGATTAACTACAGGAACAACAGTAACTACATTGGGATCAAGTACAGCACCCGTTACTAGTTTTGCTCTAACAGGTAAAGGATATGCTGTAATGATGTTAGGTGCAAATTTAGGTATAGCAGGTATTACAGAAATGTCAGCTCCTGATCCCGGAGACATGAATAGTGATCCTTCATTTCTTTTTAACGGAGCTGAACAAAATATGGAACAAGGTCAACCTGTGCCAGTTCTTTATGGTACAATGAAAATAGGGGGAACACCAATTAGTCAGGGATTTGCTGCAGGAGAACTTAGAGATGGAAAGATTAATCTTTCATCTGGAACAATAAACTCTGATATTTATTACTATGGAACAAGTAGTACTGCAGCTGCAACCAGCCCAAGCAATGGAGACGGAACAGGAGCCGTGCAGTTAAAATAATGGCAAAGTATACAAGTAGTCCTTTTGGTAGAAAAACGCAAAGTGATTTAAGAAATCCAAATAAAACTCAAGTTGCTGCAACTTATGACATACTTTCTGAAGGAGAGATTGAAGGTCTTTCAGATGGGCTTGCCTCTGTATTTATTAATGATGTTCCTGTTATAGATACTGTTGCTAATGAAATTGTAAAAAATCGAAATGTAACTCTTAATACAACAGCAAGTAGTACAACAGTAACTAATTCAGCATTTGGAACTATAGATGGGTTAAATAATAATAATATAAGTGGACTCTCTCTTGGATCAAGAACTATTCATATAGAAAAAGCAAAAAAGAAAGGGACAGGTATAGCGAGTGCCACAAAAGATTCCTATACAATTACAACTTCTTCTAGTTTCTTTACGGCAGCAGATATTGCTAGTTTATCTTCTACAGCACAAAAAGGTTTTATAAGGTTAGCAGGAGCAGGAGCGGCAGGCACTGATTTAATAACAACTGCTACTTTTGTTAGTGCAACAGAAATACAAACAACCTCTCCTATTGCAACAACAGTAAGTAATGCAGATATTTTTATTGATCTAATTACTAGAATAACTTCAATCAGTGGTAACAATGCTACTTTAGCTGTAGCGCCGGGAGTATCTTTAACAGATACAAGAGCTGTAATTAGTGGAGCAAATGTATCAGAAACAAAACTTAAAAATTTATTTAATATAGATAAATTACAATTTGCATTGACAACAGGAACTTTAGGACAGTACCCTGTTTTAGGAGACAGTAATTTTGGTCAATCTTCTATAATTGCAAGTCCGGGTATTGAATTAGAGCAAAACGATCTAATAGAAAATGTAGCGGGAGGAACACCTCAAGGCAACTTAACAACTAACTATAACCATAATGAATTTACTGGAGGGGAGCTTGATGAACCGTCTCAAAATGAAGGAACAGCAGCAGATACACTTCTTACTTCTGCTTTTCTTGATGTAACAAATCCAGATGAAATAGATGAGATTCATTTAACTTTTAACTTATCAGCATGTCATGCTGTAAAAAGTAGTGGAGCTACTGGTGCTTCTTTTGTAGAGTTACAAATATTCTTTGAGTATAGCACAGATAATGGAAGCTCTTATACAAGTGAATTAGCTTTTGGTCCAAGTAATAGTGATATTATAAATAGAAGTGATGGAAGAAATGGAAGAAATGTTAACTTTATAACAGGAAGTAATCTTCCAAATAATGGGTATATAAAACCAAGTGATGCACAATATACAAATTTTGTTGAAGAATTTGTTATTAAAACAGAACAATTCCAACCTTATGATGATTGGAGAATTCGTATACGAAGAATTAATGATTTAAATTTTAAAGATAACTCTTTTCAACACACAAATCCTTGTACACTAACTACTGTTGAAAGTATAGTTAAGGATAAATTAAGTTATCCACATACGGCTTATGCTTATACATCTTTTAATGCAAAAGACTACGATGGTCAAGTTCCTACTCGTGCCTTTACTTTAAAAGGTATGAAAATTCAAGTACCAACTAATTATCTTACTCGTGAAGAAACAGGAGGCGCGGCTTTATATCGAAGAAACATAACTTCAGGAGCAACAGAAAGCACATACCAGAACTGGGACGGTAATTTTAGAGGGGATAAATCAACTTTTAATGAAAGTTCAGTAAACTACAGAAAAGTATTCTGTGATAATCCTGTATGGGTATTCTATGATATTTTAACAAATAATCGTTATGGTATGGGACAGTTTATTAATAAAGATGAAATAGATAAGTATGAGCTATTTAGACTTGCAAAGTATTGTGATGAAGAAGTACCTGATGGTAATGGTGGAACAGAACCTAGATTTACAACTAATGTATATTTGGGCTCAGGCGCTGAAGCAACAACTGTTTTAAAGCAATTTACATCTGTATTTCATGGCATGACATTATGGGCAAATGGAGAACTTAGTGCAACATCTGATCAACCAAAAGAACCTGTTTATGCTTTCTCAAAAGCAAATGTAGTTGGTGGAACTTTTACATATGAAGGAACAGGACAAAGGGTAAGAACAAATCAAATTAAAGTTACTTGGAATGATCCAGATGATAACTATAGACAGGCTACTGAGTATGTAGAGGACTATAATAATATAGCAGATACTCAAAGAATAGTAAGAGGTGAAGCACTTGCTTTCGGTTGTACTTCTAGAGGTCAAGCTCATAGAATGGGTAAATGGAGATTACTTTCAGAAAGAAACGAAAGAGAAACTGTAACTTTTGAAACAGGAAATAATGTAATAGGTTTATTACCTGGCCATATTATAACAGTTCAAGATGCAGACAGGGATAGGGTTTCTTATGCTGGTAGAGTCTCTAATACAGGCACACGATCAACAACAGTTATTCCTTTAGATAGAACAATTAGCTTGCCGTCTTACGCTAGTACTTTTAAACATGAGCTAGTGCTTATGTACCCACAAGGAGCAGCATACTTACAAGATGATAATGCAACTATTGGTGGTGTTGCATATGTAAAAGGTGATTTAATACCAAGCATAACTACATCTACTCAAGCTGCAAATACAGATGCAAATATACAATGGTCAGAAGAATTTAGAACAGAAACTCGAAAAATAACTACAAGTGCAGGAAATGTAAGCTCACTAACAGTAGACACAGCATTTAGTGCAATTCCAGAGACTGAGACTATTTGGGCATTAAAACTTTACAATACAGATGGAACTGAAAAAGTAGGGCACATAAAAGAGTACAGAATTATTTCAATACAAGAAGATGGAGCTGATGGAAAACATACTATTGTAGGTACAGAGTATCATAGAGAAAAATTTACAGAAATAGAAAGAGGATATCCTCTTGATCCTAGAACGACTCCGACTTCACCAAATCCAGAAGATGTCGTTCCTGCTCCAGACGATCTTGTTATAAAACTAGAGCCTATGGATTCTTCAGATAATCAATCTTCTACAGATGATAGTGGTGTTACAACAGGTATGAAAGTAACTGCTACTTGGGATTATCCTAGAAATGCAGATGGCTCAAAATATAAATTTGCAAATGGATTTGAAGTAATTCATAACTTATTAGGAAATGAAGAAGTTATATTTACAGATAATTTAGAACAAAGAGTCCAAATACAAAATGTAACTGCGGGAGAGTTCTTTATAAAAGTTAGAACAACTACAAATATAAATACAGTATCACAGTTTACATTTAGAGATGTAAAAATTAATGAAGGTGAGTTTAGACTTCCTGGTGTAAGTAGAGTAGCAGATATTCCAAAAGGCGGAAGTGTTACTCAAGATGCATTAGTTTCTGGAAGTGAATTTCAGATATCGGATAGTTCATATACTTTTACTAGTCCTGCAGGAATTAGATTTGTAAATACAAGTACAAATGCCTCAACCTTTAAACAAGATTTTTCTGGTATGGGTAATAATGCTGAAGCCTTCTTATTATTTGATGCAAGTGAATCAGTAACAGGAGATAGATTAAAAGCTGTACAAATTCGTACTCAAGCACAAACTTCTTATTTAAAAGAGCTAGGATCGTCTAATAATGGATTAACTAATGCCACAGGAACAATAAGCATATCAAAAGGGTCTAATAAAGTAGTTGGCTCAGGAACTGCATTTACAACAGAATTTAGTGAAGGCGATCTTGTTAAAATACAAAACGGATCAAGTACTACTAGAACAACATCAGGTGCAACTACAAATTCAAAAAGCGTAACTTTATCAAGTGCTAATGCAGATATAAAAGTAGGTCAGACAGTAGGAAATATTCCTACTCAAACAGTAGGGGGAGAAACCGTATCTCTTGGTACAGTTCATGTAGAAGCAATAAGTAATACTTCACTTACTTTATCAACAAAATTAAGTATACCAAACGGAACAAATTTATCATTTACACCTAAAGTTGTGTATAGACGAGTTAGAGCAATTGAATCAGATACCTTAATGTTTTTAGATTCAATCTCACTTAGACCTTATGCAGCACAAAATATAAGATTCCAAACTTTTAAACCAGACTTTATAAACGATACAATACTTGCAAAATTAAATACAGATGGAAGTGGAACTTTAACTATTACAGAATCCTTTGCAGAGTTTAGCGCAGGAGGAGACCCTCTAATTATAAAAGGGAGTGTATATTTTAGTAGTTGGAATGGTACTACTGGTTTACCAAATGCTCCAACTGCTACTTCTTATAATTTTGAAACTAAATCTTTAGTAGGCTTATCACCAACTGGTGTAAATGGGTGGAGCGAGACTAAGCCTCTTTCTCCCTACGCGGTGTCTGAATTTATATTTAGAGAAGGAGATAGTAGTGTAACTTTTGGTACTGTAAGAGGTGTTTCAAAATGGATAGGCTTACCTCCAGAATCTATGAGGATAAGTATAGATAATACAAACAGACGAATAAAAATACAGCCTGATGTAAATGATACAGGACTTGATCAAATCGCAAGTGCAACACAACTATTTAATGACCAAATTACAACAAATGCAGATGGAACACTAAGTGGAGCAGGTGGAGGAACAGCTCCAACACTAGCAGGAATCACAGGAATATCAGACTTTCAATCTAGGGTAACAACGGGATTAGATGGAGATGGTAAACTTAAAACAAGTATTATATCAGGTGGAACTTCATTCACTGCGGCTGAACTCTTATCATTGAGATCAAATTTTTTAAGTGGAACAGGTGTTGACATTTCATCAGGAACAAAAACACTTAAAGCGGTAACTCCTACAAGTAATGATGGTACTATTTTACAGGCAGGTGGAGATTCTACATCTTCACATATACCATTAAAAGTATTAGCTAACGGAACAGGAGTAATACAAGGATTTGATATATTTACAAAATCAGGAACAAAGCTTTTTGACAAAGATACTGGATTAACATCAGAAGCTTTATCAAGTATTTCTTCTTCAACAGGAACTTCAGTTTCATCTGTAACAAAAACGGTATCTTCAGAAACAGCAAGTGATGCGATAAAAATAACAAATGGCGACACATCACAAGTAGTTACGATTACATTAACAAAACCCGCTACTTCAATGACGGGATTCTCTACATCTAGTGCAGCAGCTGCAGCGGCTAATATGCCAGCTCAAATTGTATTGCAGATAAAGAAATCTTCAAGTGCAGACTTAAGTGGTTCATCGAATGTTGGTACTGCTAGAACTATAAATAAAGCAACTAATACAACAAATAATGGTGGAAGTGATGGTGCGAATACTTATGTTATTACAACTCAGAGTGAAGATGATCCTCAATTTGAGTTTCATGATGCAGAAGTTCTTGCAAGTAACAATACAAATGTTTTAAATTCTGAAGGAAATTTTGAAACATCTCAAACTCTTTCTTTAGGTGCAAATGATGTTGTTTATATCTTTTCAGCAATTTCAGGAACAGCAGGTACTGTTACATTAGGAGCAAATAATGTTAGTGCAACAGCGACTAGAACAGTAACAGTTACAGCAGCTTCAGGTAGAACATTTCAGGTCGATAGCAGTGGAGATGGGTCAGAATCTTCAGATGCGGATATTACAGCGGTTAGTGTCTCAGGAACAGGTCTTTCTGGGGGTGGTGCAAGTGGTGCAGTAACAATTACAAGTAACGCGACAAGCGCAAATACAGGAAGTACAATAGTTGCAAGAGATAGTAATGGTGCATTTAATAGTGGCGCAATAACAGTTAATACAGCTGATCTAACAATAGAGGGTGGTACAAACGCAAGTCAAAAAGGTCTAGTAATAAAACATACAGGGCAAACATCAAATCAGACAATATTAGAGCAAAACTCTACTTCAGCTTTTGGAAGGTTACGAACAACAGAAAGAGCATTACGAATAGAAGCAGGTCAAGGCGGAAGCACAGGTGCTTCAGAAAAATTAAGTTTTCATACAAACATCACCAAGTTATAAATTCGAGATATCAGGTACCGGAGATACAGTTCAATATATAGCAAATGCTAATCCAAGTGGTCAACAAGGCAGAACATTATTAATTAGAGATAATTATGCCAGTTCAAGTCAGGATAGCAAAATTAGTTATGCTGCAACAAGTAGTCCTGGCCAAGATGTTTATTTTGGAAAAAGAACAACATCAAATGCAGGATTTTTTCATCTTACCAACAGCTCTGGAACTGAACATTTCACAGTCAATATGTCAAGTGGGAATATTGGTATAGGAACTGCAAGTCCGTCAGATTTATTACATTTAAATTCTTCTAGTGGTGATGTTCGTCTGCTTATGAATGCGCCAACAGATAGTGATGCAGAACTCAAATTTTCAGAAAATGGAAGTGTTAAATATACAATAGGACACGATGCAGGTTCTGATAGTTTTATTATTGGAACAACAAATGTAGATACAAACAAAAGATTAATTATTAACAGTTCAGGAACTGTTATGATAGGTACAACATCTACTACTCCTGCTTTTGCAGCAGGAAATGGACATGCTTTTCATGTAGGAGATATGTCTCACATTTCACATGATGATGGAATGGCTCTTTCTGTAAATAGAGGCTCAGGCGCAGGTGGTGTTTTTGGAGTAAGACTAGCAGGAAGCGCGATTGGTGAAATAGGTACTCAAGGTGGCGATAGTCTTTACATACAAGGTGGCACATCTTCTGGCTCTGGACTGAATATGCATGGAACAGGTGCAAAAATTTTACCTCTGCAAAATGGAGATACTGTTGATGCAACCATTGATTTAGGTCAAAGCAGTAGAAGATTTAAAGATTTATATTTAAGTGGATCAGCAAATATTGGCACGAATATAATTATGTCAAATGCAAGTACAAGTTCTTTTATGCAAGTATCTTCAAATGTTTTACAATTTGGAACAAGTAGTGATGACCCCGTAGCATTCTTTGAAAACAATGCAGAAAAAATGCGTTTAACTTCAGGACGATTGGGTATAGGAACAAACAGTCCTACAGAAACACTAGATGTAAGAGGAGGCTCAGGAACTGGTACTCATACTCATGCTATTTTTACAGGAACAAGCTCAAGAGGAG